CTGTGTATGTAGCGACAGCACTGGCGAGCAGTGAGCGTCCGTAGGAGGCTAGGAGAGCCTTTTGTGAGGGTGTGAGGTTGAGGGTCATTCTGTTTCCTTTGTTGGTGGTTTGCCTGGTGCTTTGAGACCGTTCGATGCGAGCAACGATGAGAGCGCCCCTGAGAGAAAGAGCATCATTGGACTGAGGAGCGCCCACGCACTTTTGTCATTTTCCGAAACCTCTAAAGGCTGTACGACAAATAGCAATCCGAACAGCAGAGCCCCTGTAGATGCCACAAATGTGACTGACAATGTGATGCCGACGATCAGTATTAGTCGGGCTTTTATTTCGTCGTTTGTGTATCGCCTTCTAGCCACAGCGACCACCACCAACTTGCACTGTGGTTACTACACCGGGTGCTTTGTTTTTTATGCGTTCGCAGTTCACTCTTGTACGGTCTGCACAGGCTGTGAGGGTGATGGCGAGCAGGCTAATCAGGGCTAGGCGTTTCAGCATTAGGCGCTTACTTCCATGACAATAATTGTGCTGGTTGTGTTGCCTCCCTGTTGGCACTCTACAGTTCCTGAGCCTTCAGAACGACAAAACTTTACTTCGTAAGTAGTAGCGCTAGTGGTGTTTGGGCTATCAAATAGCAAACCTGATGTTTCAAAGTTATTGTCGTTTGATGCTGAACTAAAACCACCAGCTTTTGCAAAAGTCAAAACATTAGTAGCGCCACGAAAAAAAGAAAACTGGATTCCAGTATTAGTTGCAGCGGTCTTACAACCAGTCATGCAACACATCACAAGTATTTTGCTCGATGTTGATTGTGGAGTTATTGACACGGAAAGGTTGGTTGTTACTAAAGTAGTATTTGCGCTAGTGGCATTGGTTGAAGTAGTACCTGATTTGACCTGCAAAATGCGAAACGCCCCTCTCAGGTCATTGACATACGCAGCAGTAAGCACATTGCCTGTGGTCTGCGATGCTGGGAGATTAGTAGGTGTAGCCATGTTTAGTATCCTAACTTGTTGAAATCGAGCCTGCCGAAAGTCGGGTTATCAAGCACCAGGTAGGCGTTCAAATCGGCACCCGACACATAATAAGTGAACGAAGCACCGGCAGGAGTTGCTGACATAGTGACACCCTCAATGATGCACTGGTAAGTCGTTCCACGAAACGTCACGCCAACTTGTGTGCCAGGGGAATAAGCAAGATTATCAAACGCACCAATTTTGTCTAACTGAAACGATGACTGCGCCTCAGCCATACAAGTAAAAGAACTAATAGCAAAACGTGCTGTGCCGTAGTTAGCCAACAAATACTGTGCAAAATCAGTTGCTTGGCTGGTGCTGGCGTTCAGGGTGTTTGCTTGATACGCCCTGTAAGGCACAGACGCTCCAGCCTGTGTAACTGTTGCAGCACCAAACGATTCAGGGGTCACCGTCACCTGCGTATAGAAGTTGTCGGCAAGGCTGTCAAAGTTGATTTTGCTATACACCTGATTGGTCGAGTTGTTTGCCGTATCAGAAAAATTGACGCTGTTTATACTTACTGCAAAAGGCGAAATAACAGAAACCGACAAAGAGTCAAAAGCGTCCCAAATACGACTGTTTGTGGATTGACACACACGACTCACCCAGTCACCCCAAGTGGTGGAAACTGTGGTTGCTGCAAGAGTTGTAGATGATGGCCCACCAAAATAAAAAGTCAAACCTGTTTGTGTGCTTGCGTTACTCATTTGCGAAACGATTGAACCTGCAGCCATTGCGTAATTGTTGCCCTGCATACGCCCAGTTACAGCAAAAGCCCCTTCCATACTTACCCTCAAATAGTCAGCCTGACCTACACCACCTGCATAAGGGATGCCGTACTCAGCAGAAACATTGTCAATACGCCCGGACCAGATTGTGTAGGCAACGCCAGTAGTATTTTGAACTCTTACCCTGGTACCAGCAACCAAAGCCGTAATGGGCGATGCAAAGCCAGTTGGATAACGCATCTCAAAAGACCCAGTAGATGCTTTGACTTGGTCTAACTGTGCTTGCCTGCCAAGACTGAACTGTATGTTTTGCACATTGGTAAGTGCCGTATAGGTAATGCCGTCTGTCGAGTACGACACCGTGTAGGTCTGTAAAGCCATGGCTAGTAGATGTTGCTCACACGAATAGGAACAGAACCGTTTTGCCTCATGTAGGTGCGTAAGGCGTTCACTACGGATTGTGGGTCGCCACCGTTGACGTTGATGTTGACAGTTGTGCCACCACCCATTTGGCTCATACGGTCTAACGGAATCACAGCCTCTGGGCCTGCCTCACCAATCATTGCCAGCGTCGGGCCAGTGACGATGCCACCTGCAGCCAACATCGGAATGTCAGGCATAGCAAAACCTTTGCCACCGATACCGGGCACCCACGACGGCACGGTGAAAGAGAATTTGCCGATGGTGTTGTTCCAGACTGAGGCGATGCCGTTGAAGATTGTTTTGAACACTGTGAGCATGAGGTTGAACTGAGGAATTACGACGTTGCTAATCCACCATTTGATAGCGCCAAATACACCGTCCACAATGTTTCGGAAACCTTCAAACTTTTTGTAGGCAATGGCAAGACCAGCAATGAGCGCAATGACGCCAATGACGATTAGCCCAATTGGGTTCAGTGCCATAGCAACGTTGATGGCGACAATGGACGCTGCAATTGCTGCTAGAGCGCCTGCGATAATCATGAATGTCTGTGGGTTATTTTGTGCCCACGTTGCAAACTTCTGAAGATACGGCAAGACGGATTCAACGGCTGGCAATAGTGCTGCACCGATGGATTCTTTTGTTTCGTCAAAACCAAGTTTTAGTCGAGCAAACTTGCCTGCTGTGGTTTCGGCTGCATCTGCAGCTGCGCCACCAGTGGTCTGAGCAAGTGCATACATGACGTCTTCAAAAGTTGAACCGTCCTTGATCATCTGACGGTATTCAGGAGCAAGTTTGCCTAGGGCTGCAAGGTTGCCACCATAGGCTTTTTCCAGTGCTCCTACGACGGTCTCAAGTGGTTTGCCGGTGGCTGCTGCAATGTCCATGGCTTGAGTTGCCAACTCTTGAGCCGTAGTAACTGAACCAGTTGCCCTAGCAAGCCGATTCAAAGTCGGCCTCAATTTGTCGTCCGAAATTCCGAGCAATTGACCTTGCGCCGTTATCCAGTCTTCAACGCTGGCAATCTGTGCATCATTTGCGCCAGTGGTCTTTCTTAGGCTGTTAGCGAGCAGGTCTTGGGCTGCAGCGTCTTCAATAGCGCCTGACACTGCGTCGCCTAAAACGACGGCCAAACCAGCCAAGGCTGCAGCTGCAGGGACGGCTGCTTTCTTGATAGCAAACTGGGCTTTCTTGCCAGCGCCTTCTAGGTTCTTGAATTCGTTGATTGCCTTGGAGACACCTCCACCGTCGAAGGTTGAGATGATGGGGATTGCTAGAGCCATTAGTTCAGTTCTTTCTGGACACGCTGAATGGCATCCATTGAGAGACGTTGTAAAGCCTTTTCAATCTCGCCACGCTTCCTAAATACAGAAGGCCCAAGAACTCTCGTCTGGTTGGGTTTGAGTGGCCCTAGAGAGTCTCCCAGTGTGTTGGAGTTGCTACGCCCTGCAGCCTCAAACACTGCAGCGCCAACGTAGGTCTGTGTGATGTAGATCAGGCTGACGGCTTCCCTTGCAGCGTCCACTTTCAACTTGACCCCTGACTGTGCCTTAGCCACCGAGAACGGAAAGATTTTGCGTCCTGTTTTGTCTGTCCAGTTTCGAGCCATACCGGACAAAGGAATCTTGGCGTAGCCCTGCTGAACTTCACGGATGGCTGGTTGGGCGATTTCGTTGGCGTTCTTAGTGAACTCTTTACGCAGACCAGGCTCAACCTTGTTCAACGAACGGATGGTTTCTTTCAGACCTGCTATTTCTATGGAGGCTGATGCTGTCATTTCCGTTGTGCTTTCTGCTGGTTGTTCAGAATCTCAATGACTGTCGTTAGATCGTCAATCTCGAATTCTATTTGTGGGGGGTAAAACCCTGTTGCAACAAGTACCTCTGCTAAGGCTCTTCGGTAACTGTTGCTTCGGTGGCTTTTGGGTCTTCTTGACCAACTACTTCAACGGCATTGACTTTCTTGATGTATTCGTCAAATGAAACTGGCACTGGAATGTTTTGCTGTTTGCAACATTCGTAAGCCATAAACGCAAGGTCTTCGATGCCGATGCCGTTAGCAAGCGTTGAGGCTTTTTGTTTGAACTTGCGTTCCCAAGCGACAATGACGAACAGGTTTGTTTCTAGTTCGTATGGTTCGCCTTCGTTGGGCGTGATGCGTAGTTGGATTTTCATGTTTCCCTCTGTCCTTAGTTACGGTGCTGTAATGTCTCGAACCCAAGTGCCCCCGGTCCAGACGGCACTTACAGTGGCTAATTCTGCCACCGTTGAATTGATCGGTGTGAAGGATTCCAGCATGGCATTAGTTATTACATACTCTGGATTGCTTGCAGACTCTGTCGTTCCTGATGGGCTGATGGTAAGTGTTGTTGTGCCTTGGCCGACCATGGCTGCAAGTGCTGCTTCAACTTCGCCAGCACCGTATGAAAGGAAGAAGTCAATTGAGACTTCAACGCTCTGAAGGCCACCAACAAAACGATGACCAGTGTCACCGAATGCTGTTGCTTCAAGCGAGTCCTGTCCGACAGTAATTGTGCAAGCGTTTGCTTGGTCACTCAAGTCGTATGAAGTTGCGCCCTGCGTGATGTTGATCGTTGCATTGCTAAGGAATGTTGATGTTGCCATTTCTGACCTTTCTAGTTTCGTTTGACTGCGATTGCCACAGTCAAATCGTATGTTGGTATGTCTTGCCCACCGTAAGAAGCATTGCCCGGTCGGGCGTCAACTACGGCAATGGAAGAGTTCATGATTGTGTCAACCGTGGTCATCAGGTAATCACCTGAATCTTGGTTGCCAGGAGGAGCTGCAAGTATGCGAACTGGAATGCGAAAGTCGCCCACGTTGTAAGTCCATGATGTCATCACTGGTAATTCAATAAAGACAGACATGGGGCGTGCGTTGCGAGGGTCTGTAACTGGTTTCAAACCCAACGCTGTGAGCGCCGTTTTGATTGCGTTCACTGCGTCAACAAGGATTCCAGATGCAGCCATTACGCCACCTGTGGACGGCCACAACCAATGAGAGACATGATGCGTCCCATGGTTGAAGGAATAGGTATTGAAGACATTGCGTCAAATGAGGCAAACGAATCTGCAGAGCCACGCTCACGGTAAAGAGTTGCTGCATACATGATCGCACCGAGTTTCACATCGGCACCGGGCACAGTTGTCATCGAGTCTGTGTAACCAGCCTCACGACGCTTTCTGAAGCACCAGTTGTTGGTGGCATTGACGCAGACCGTTATGAAGGCCGTGTCGTTAGCAGTAGCCACGTCAATACCCAACCAACTTGTCACATCGGAAGCCTGTATCCACGATACAGACGGTGTGAAAGTGACAGTACCTGTAGCAACAGAACGCTCTAAATCGTCGCCAGCGTCTCGGAAAAGAAACTGAAACAGTCGAATCACTTCGTTGTCAAACTCAAAGTCGCCTTCGTCTGACTGTCCGATGTATTCGTTGTCTTGCGTTGATAGAACGGTGTGTGTGCCGTTTATTTCGTGGCCAGCGCCAGCGATGGTGACAACATCGCCAACTTGGATGCCAGTCTCTACGAAGGTCTGAAGAACCACAACACCGTCTAGGCGTGTGTGAAACGCTAGATCATAAGTGGCCATGGTTCTTCAGTTCCTCTAGTAGTTCGTCGATTTAGACGAAAGCAGCCTTGATGGTCTTGGTTGCGTCAATGACTTTCGAGGCGAAGTAGCCACGGAAAGCAATTTGACGTGACAACTGTGAAGGCTGTTCAACGCTGATTGCGCCCTTTTGCTGTTCCCAGTTTTCGAGGGCACGAGGGTCAAGAATGGTCATACCTGC